GAAGTAAGTAAACTAGGGTTAGAGCGATTTGAAGTAGCAAAAGAAGTTTGTTGCGACTATTGGGGAGTCGATTCTAATGTGGTGTTTACTAAGACAAGGAAGAGGGAGGTGGTAAACGCTAGACACTCTATTAGATTTATGTTAACTAGTGAAGATGATTTTAGTTTAGCTGAGATAGGAGGTTTAACTAACTGCGACCACACTAGCGTAATACACTCTAGGAAAACATTTTTAAACTTATCAGATTGCGATGAAGATTTTAGGTGCTTATACAATAAAATAAATGTAGGCAATAAGATTCGTAGTAAAGCTTTGATGCGTAGAAAGATAGGTAGAATATTAAACAGTAATAACTTAGAGTTAGAGGACAAAAAAGACTCCTTATATAAGTTAATTAAAAATAATACTTATTAACATAGTGTTAATCTAAAAAGTATTTATTACATTTGTCCCAACAACGATTATTAATAACAACGAGTAAACAATTAAAAGCTTATGAGCAATTTAGAATTAAACGGAACGATTAAAGTGATGTTACCTATTGAAGAAGGTACAGCTAAGAGTGGAAACGCTTGGAAGAAGTCTGGATTTGTAGTTACAACAGGAGGAGATTATCCTAAAGATGTAGCGTTCTCTGTATTCGGAGAAGAAAAGGTAGACAACCTAATGAAGTTCAATAAGGTCGGTCAAAGAGTGGACGTATCGTTCAACGTAGAATCGAGAGAGTACAAAGGAAAGTACTATACTGATTTACAAGCGTGGAAGATATTTGGTTCGGAGAATAAGACCGAAGCGAGTCCAACAGCAGGAGATGGGTACAGTAAAGCGAGTGAAGTATCGGATTTACCATTTTAGTTACTAGAGAGGGCTAACCACCCTCTTTATTTACTTACCTAGAAAACCTATTTTAACCTAAATAAACATTAACGATGATGGCAAAGAGATTCACCGAAACGACTAAATGGAACGAAGATTGGTTCTTAGATTTAAACAGCGAACATAAGTTATTTTGGATTTACGTTTGTGATAATTGTGACCACGCTGGTATATTCAAACCTAATAAGAGACTTTTTGAACTACTTATAGGTAAAAAGATTAATGTGTCCGAGTTCCTTAGTGTAGTGAACGAAGATAAAGTAAGGTTAATAGAGCTTAATAACGGTCGATGGTACTTAACTGGGTTTATATCGTTTCAGTACGGTGGTAAGCTGAACGAGAACAACAGAGTGCATAAGTCTATTTTAACTTTATTAATTAAAAACGAAATTATTTGGGTTGACGAGGATAAAGCTCCTCAATTAGAGTTAGACGACTCTAAGCCTAAAAAGATAGAAACTACACCTCCCCCAAAAGGTAATCCAGAATCCATCGACGAAGCAATTGACTACTTCAAAGCAAAAGGTAGTAATAAGAACGAAGGCGAAAAGTTTTACTACTTCTACGAATCGAAAGGTTGGATGATTGGTAAATCGAAAATGAAGAATTGGAAGATGTCGGCTTCGGGATGGATTTCTAGGAATAAAACAAGTAAACCCGATTCGGATTACCTTGGTGGTCAATTAGCTGCAATGAACAGAAAGAACTAATTCCTATGGCTTTATATAGGATTACTTCGAAACAAGAGGTCAACGATTATTGTAAAAAGATATACTCTAAAGGTTACACTAAAGGATTATCTACAGGAATAACTCCACTTGACCCACATTACACGTTCAGAAAAGGAGAGCTTACTATTATGACTGGTTTTGCTAACATTGGTAAAACCACAAGTCAACTCTTTTTAATGATAATGGCATCTAAACTTTACGGTTGGAAATGGTTAATGTACTGTCCTGAGAATGAACCAGTAGGTGATTTAATGATAGACATAGCCGAAATGTTCTGTGGAAACACAGCCGATAAAGACTTTCACAACAGAGTAAATCAAGACGAGTACCTTACAGCAATCAATTGGGCTTACGAACACTTTACGGTTCTTACGTTCGATGAAACTCCTACAGTTGAGGAGGTGTTAGAGGCGTTTCAAGACTATATGCAAGTGGTTAAGATAGATGGTGTATCGATAGACCCACTTAACGATTTAAAGTCCGCAGAGAAGCAATCTAAGTACGAGTACTATTACGATGCTTTGTCTAATATAAGACGATTCATTAAGAAGAATAAGGTAGCGTTCTATCTTGTAGTACACCCTGGAACAGCAGCGAACCGAAGAAGAAATGACGATGGTTCTCGACCTGCCCCGAATATGAGCGATGTAGAGTACGGTGCTATGTTTGGAAATAGGGCGGATAACTTTATAGTATTTCACCGTAACCCTCAAAGTGAAAATTGGAACTTAACTGAGATACATATCCAGAAGGTAAAGTTTCAGAAACTAGTCGGAGTACCTACACCCGAACAAAGTCCAATCGGATTGTTTTATTCGTACAACAAGAGAAGATTCCAGTTTCTTAACGAGAACGGAAGTCCAATCGACCCGATTCAAGAGGTAGATAATAAAACTAAAACTAACGGTATATTTTAAATAAATGAAAACCAACGACAATATCACAACCAAAGCAATCCAACTCCTCCGAGATGCCGACCCGAATTTGGACGAGATGAATAGTATGGATAAGTTCCTGAGTCATCAAAAGGAATTAGCTACGATGCGAGACCAATACGTTTCGTATTCAGACCACCCACAAGCAGAGAAGTTACGAAAGCGATTAGATGTGTTCGAGGAGAGTTCGGTCGCTTTTACTTACGTTTACTTTACGATGATGCAATATAAGCGAGAGGCTCTATTGGCTAATGCGAACGAAATGGATATGGCGAACGCTGTTATAGAATTGAAACACGAACTGAATATTTTAACTAAACTAAAGGAAAATGAAGATTAGTGAAAAGATATTAGATGATTGGGGTGATGTTACAGGACAACAAGTCGCTTTAGCTAAAGAGGTTTTGATAGAAGAATTAGAGCGATTATTGAATTTAAAATCTGTAGCGTGTTTAAGTTTACATATCGAATGTAGATTAAATGAATTAAAAGGGATTGTAAATGATATAAAAGTTAGTTAATTATAGTTGTGTATTAAGTTAAAAAATATTATATTTGACCATCGTTTGTGTTTTGTTTAGGTTAACGCATTATGGTTTTAGGTTAAAAAGGGTTGGGTCTATTAGATTCTTCCCTTTTTTTTATGTACATTTGTTAAAACTAAACCGATACCTTATGAAAAAGTTAACACCGAAGTACAACGACAACAAGTCGATACGATTAAAGATAGACAAACTACTCGAACAAAATTGCTCGAACGTAGCTAATTCAGATACAGGAAGCCAAAACGATATAGGCGGAGAGAAGGAAGTCCAATGGGCTTGGGAGAAGATACAAGAGCGAATTAAGGAACTCGACCCGATATTTTACGAAGTAATTAAATCCAGATAAAGATATGTTAATATTTATAGTAGTATTCTTGGCGATTGTATTCGCTTCGATTTTAGTAGAGAAGTATATTAGACTTAATCCGTAGACGATATGAGTAAGATAGAAGATTCAGTTTGTTCGAAGATATTAGAACGAGCAGAGGTAGGTAAGTCTAAATATGGAGTTACTATGGAGCGAACCGATTTAAGTCGCTTAGAGTGGCTTAAACACACCCAAGAAGAGTTGATGGATGCTTGTGTTTATATAGAGAAGTTAATTAACCTAGAGAAAGATGGGAACTAGAATATGGCGAAAAGATTTAGCTTGGGGTGAAAGGTGGGAGCGAGTAATCGGTCTTTACCTGTACTTTAATGGTGTAAGTAATATTACCTACAACAACGATAAGAGGTACGATATAAAAGGGGTTTATAAATCCAACGTAACTAAGTTTGAGGTAAAGTCAGATAGGTATAAGAATACTGGAAATATGGCTTTAGAGATAAAGGATAACGATAAACCTTCTGGAATCTCTGTAAGTGAAGCAGACGTATTTGTATATAATTACACTAATATAAGTGACATATATGTCTACATTTTCTTCATTCCGTTAGTGGAATTGAAAAAGGTACTTAAAGATAATACAGCTACGTTGAAGATAATCAAAGGAGGAGATGATAAAGAAGCCTCTATCATTCTACTTCCAATGGCTGTGTATAAGAAACACTTTAAGGTAGTGAAGTTACCTAAGGTTGAATGGTATATGTAATTTAACTTCCGCAAGAAGAACAATCTGGGTCGTCTATTGTACACGATTCGGGTTGTTCTCGGTCGGACATATCGCCTAACCACGAGTCCCAAGTGTCTCTAGCTTGGTCTATTTCTTCGGGTGTTTTTTCAACTCCCTTATCCAATCTATCGGTATTATTTTGTCTGCCCATTTTATATTGTTTTTGTCGCACCATTGAGAGTAAGTCGTTTTGCTTCCCTTAAATAGCGTGTTAGTGTGTCTTTGAAATACCATTCTTATATCCTTATCGGGGTGCTGTGCTATAACTAAAAGCATCTTCTTTCGGTCCTGTGTAGTGAACCTTCCCTTTAATTCTAATATTATTCCATTAGGTAAAATAACGTCTGGCGTGTACTTTCTTTGTTCAGATACCTCGTAGTGTAGATTAACTGTCTCGTACTCAAACTTGACACCTAAATCATCTAACAACGAGCAAGTAACCTTTTCGTAGTTACTCCTGAATCTCAGCGTTGGGGTTATTCTCATAAAATGTTTTTCTATTGTGACAAGTGTGGCAAAGCCCTTGTAAATTCGCTTCATCTAACTTAGCACCACCCATCTTTATAGGTCTAATGTGGTCGACTACATCCGCTTTGGATAACTCTCCCTTCTTTGTGCAATGTACGCATAAAGGATTTAATGAGAGTATATATTTACGCATATTTCTCCAAACAGATTTACGATAGAACGAAGTGTCTCCACCCCAACTTTCGTTTACGGGTCTTACACTTCTCGATTTAGGTAACTTTGGCATATTTTGTCCTTGTTAACTTATAATTAATTCAAATCCACACCCATCGGTTGCTTCCAATAGTCTAGTAAGAGTTCGTTTTGATGCTGTAATATCCAACAAAGAGTCCGAGTTGATTTGTTCAAACCTAGAGCCAACAAGAATACACCCTCTTGTGTCGGTGTAAAAGTTTCCTGAGTGAATAAGTATGTATCTTCTATTGGGAACATCTAGTAGTATTAAGTGGTTAAGGTACTTCTTAGAGTGTCTGTGAACGACTTTATAAGTACCGATTGGAATCGAACTAATCGAAGTTTTATTACCTTTATCGGGTAACTCTAAAGTTACACAAGAGAAAACCTCCTCTAAGCCGTCGTACATAGTAAAACGACCTAGAGTTTGGTCTACACCTTTATCAAGCCTATTTAAAAAGGCTTTTATCATATCGCATCTTTCGGTTGATTAGCTCTTACCAATACCATCGCTTCTTCATTAGTCATCAAGCAATTGTTTGGATAAGCTAAATCAGAACCTAAATCTAATAGAGCCGATACGCTTCCATCTAACCAAGAGCAATCTAGTTCGATTACAAAGTATTTCTTCGCTCCGATTTTAAACTCAAGAACTCCACCATATTTAATCCTATTGTCAGATGCCATCTTTTCGAATGTAGTCGGTAAGATTTCAATTAGTTCACCCTCTTCATCGTAAACCTTACGAGAATACTTCCCTTCTAATTCAGTTGGAATGTTTCCTTTGTACGTTGCCCTGTTAAGGCATATAAATATATTTCCTTTC